CTACCCCCACCAGGCCATGTAAACCGCGTGTATTTTCTTTTTTGGTCTCGGGCTTTTTGCTCCTAAATAATATCGACCTTTTTGCAGGTTCTTGTCGGCCTTTTGCCATAAGGGCGTGCGCTTGTCGGCTTTGTAGCAGCGCTCTTGAAGATACTTTTCAAGAAGCTTCGCTTCTATTTCAGGAAGCCAGTCTGCAATGATCACCGCATGGTCCCACCCATTTCTTCTGTACCATGCCCAATACCGAAAGGGATCACGAGATGTGAAACCAATATAAAATTTTCGGACGGACTTAGATGCGGCAATCGCCCGCATGGTTTCTAGATGGGCTTCGAGTCGTTTCTTTTGCATCCCGACTATCCCCTCACCTTAACGGGTACCTTCTCCCCTAGGCCAAGGACAACAACTTTTATCACATCATTGATAGAACGCGGTGGGCCTTGTGCACTACAGCATAATCGGCTGCTCGACTTCCGTTCGGGGTCATTTGCGACCGAGCCGTCTCGCTTGAAACGCAACCTATGACCGCAGTTGCCTCAAAGCGGACATCCGCCGAGCGCCGACCGGGCTCGTCCTCGAAGTAGAAATTCGCGAGCGCCTGCCCGGTCGCGTCGCGGACGATGAAGCTCTCCGCGTGCTCGTCGATCGTCCAAGGCGGCGGGAAGCGGCGCACGGCGGGCATAGAGCGATGATAGCACGGCAGGCCCGTGAAGCAGGCGGGTCAGCGGCAGAACGCGCTAGCGCTCGTGCGCGGAGCACCACTCACGGATATCTACTATATCGATGCGTTCACCGTTCGGGCCAGCGACGTGAGAGACGACGTTCCCCTGCTGCATTAGGTTACACGCTTTCTGCATCGCATCGTCACGGGTGCTGATCTCACTGGAGGAGATGTTGCGGTTATTGATCTCATCCCAGTAGTGAACGAACCACGCCATTTTGCTCGTGCTCCAAAGGCAGCACCTGTTCAACGTGGGGCGGGTGCGGGATGCTCATCTCCAAGGCGACGGGAAGCGGCGTGCGGCAGGCATGGAACGTGATAGGCAGGTCGGCGGCAGAACCCGCCAGCGGCCTTTAGACCTTACGACATTTGATAGACCCTATGACGTCGTTTGATCGGTTGGGGATGGTACGTGTAGGGATCGCTGGGTCCGCCATTGCCCTGTCGCACAAGCCGCTTTTCAGCAACGAGTTGCCGACAAGCGGAATTGACCCGCTGTTGGGAGGCGTTGTTTTGGCCAAAAAGCATGTCGGCTATGTCTTCCTCGGTGAGGCTTAGCCTTCGCTTGCGCTTGATCAATGCTTCAATGTCATCGGCGATCGTCATGGAAGCCAGTTTACACGATCGCTGGGAGGGCGGCGAGCCTTGGTCGGAAGCATCACCCCTCCCGCCGCAGCAGCTCCGGCAGCTTGGCGAAGTTCGCCGCCATGCGGCGGGCCTCGTCGCGTGTGAGCAAGTGAGCTGCCGAGCGGCGGCGCTCACGGGGCATTGGGTGCTACCTTAGCGCAGAGCGCGATGACGGGATTATTGGCCAGGACTGGTCGACATGAGGCGGATCGCTCTGTTGGCAAACTGGCCTCAGAGCGGTGTGGTCCACACCAGCCATAAACAACCATCTCATCGTCGCTACATTTGGCGGTGCACCCGCCAGGGGCGCACGAGTTTCCTACGATGCGCACAGAGCCCGGCCCAACAGCCGCAGCTGCCCCGGACGGCCCCGGGGGGCCTTGCGGGCCGGCTGGTCCTGCTGGTCCTGCTGGTCCGGGATCACCCTTGGGCCCCTGACTTTGGCCACATGCAGTCAAACCTAAAACCAGAATAGAAATAATCGACAGGGTGTGAAGATGCATCAGAGGCTCCAGCGTTGCGGTTAGATCCGCTCTAAGGAAACGTTACTGATCGACGCGGATAGTCCCGGTACTTGTTGAAATTGGTGCAGCAGGCGCCATTGGTTGAATCCTATGCTGTGGCGTTTTGATCGGCGACAACAACACCGGCAAGTCTACGGTTCTCGAAGGTCTCGATCTCGTGTTAGGGCCTGACCGTCTCTCGCGTCTGTCTCCGATTGATGAACACGATTTTTACTGCGGCGTTTACTTGGCTCCTAACGAAGAACCCAGCCCGCCGAAGGGCGGGAGCGATAAAGGTCAGTCGCAGCAAGGCAAAGAACCTGAGGGTGATTCTGAGCCCACGCCGGCGCCGCGGATCGTCGTTACAGCAACCGTAACGGAGTTGTCGGAGGAGCAGCAGGCACATTTCGGTGCCTATATCGAGTGGTGGGATAATTCCACGCAAACACTCTACGAGGAACCCAATCCGGCGGGTCTGGATTCGTCCGCAGCTATCCCGGCGTTGCGCGTCACCTTCATCGGAAGGTATGACCCTGATGAAGACGATTTTGAGGGGAAGACATACTACGCACGCACACTCGACGAGAACGAAAATCCCGAACCTTTCACCAAGCGTTTCAGGCTTGGGGCTGGAGGCCCAGCGAAAGGCCGTGCAGGACTACCTCGACGGCGGGCATTGGAAGCTTATCGGTGAATTCACCGAGGTAGAGTCCGGAAAGCGCTCCGATCGCCCAAAGCTCGCCGAGGCCATGCGGGTTGCCAAGCGCCAAAAGGCAACCCTCGTAATCGCGAAACTCGATCGCTTGGCGCGCAGCGTCGCGTTCATCTCCGACATCATGGAGGGCGACGTCGAATTTATTGCCGTGGACATGCCCATGGCGAACAGACTGACGGTTCATATCCTGGCGGCAGTGGCCGAACACGAGCGTGAAATGATCTCTCAACGGACAAAATCTGCCCTTGCTGCGGCGAAGGCGCGGGGCACCCTGCTCGGCAATCGCACAAACCTAGAGGTCGCCCAACGTAACTCCCGCGCTGTTCGTTCAAAAGCCTCAGCCCAGTTCGTGCAAAACGCGATCCCGGTAATCAAACAAATTCAGGCAACTGGCCTCACCTCGCTGAGGGAGGTCGCTGGAGCGCTTAATGCACGCGGGATTCGTTCTGCTCGCGGCGGAGAATGGCATCCGACGCAGGTTAAGCGGGTGCTAGAGCGTGCTAACCAAGGAATAGCTAGATGACCCGCAAAAAGCGCCGTTACGTGCGATTGTCGCCTTCTACATGGACGGAGATTTGCGCCTTGTGGGAGGTCGGCGACGTCACGTTGCCGGAACTAGCAGAGCGCTATTCGGTCAACACCCGCACGCTCCAAGCCCAATTTGCCAAGCGTAAGATCGTTAAAGGGTCCAAAGCCGCAGAATTGGCGGCAGTGGTGAGGAAAGAGGTATTCAAACGCGAGCTGGGCGAGAAGGACAAGATCGAACATCGAGCAGTGGAGACCCGCGAAGCTGGCTACATCAACGCTACAATTGTCGAAGGGCTTGTCATGGCGCAGCTTGCGCTTGCCCAAAAGGACCCAACTCAGGCGTACAAGGCTGCGACCGCGATGAAAATGCTCTCACTCGCGGCCGCTACGTTGGAACGTACTCGGACTGCCAGGTTCCGCGCTCTTGGCTTAGATGATGAAAGTGCTTTGGGTGAAGAAATGCCGGAGTTGATTATCCGCGATCTCAGCAAAGAGAAACTCAAAGCACTGGCAGAGCGTGATGAATCCGATGAGGAGAGCGACCTTGGCATCCCGATTGCTCCAGCCGGCATAGATTCAGGGTTCGCTGGCCACGAAATCGATGAATCCGATGACATCATCGTAGAAGGCGGCGAGATCGAAGGTGACGAGATCATTGTAGAAGGTGAAGAACCGGAAGAGCCAGCAAAGCCTCGCCCCACGTCTTTGTATCCTCTCGGGGGCAGGCTAGTCCGGGAGCACAAACCTTAACGCTTTGCGCGGGCATTTCGTATCCGCGGACGCGATCGCGCTTTTGATCGAAGTCCGATGGGATGTCTTGCTGTTCCGCCCCATCGGCTCTGTGTTCACGAGGTAATTTTCAAGGCGCAATCATGCCGTCGGTGGCTAAGCTTCCGTGTGTAATCACTCTAAATAGTGTTACGACTACGGCTGATCGCAACCCAGAGGGCTTTGTGAAACAGGTTTTAGAGGCCGGATTGATGACGATTGCTTTAATCTGGGGAATTTCGCACGCCAGCGCCCAGAGCGCTCCCGATGCCGCCGCAAGAACTGCAAGAGACGTTGCCGTCCATAAAGGGCTTATCAACATTTCCGATGATGATGAGCTTCAGGGTAAGATCGACCTTGCAAAAAAAACTCTTTGTTCAGATGGAGGTGCTCAAACAGCAGGCCGAGAGTCGCGCAAAGTACAGTCACGATCTGGCTAAGGCAGCGGAAGATGCCGCCAATCGCCGCTTCGAGGCCGAACATGAAGGTATGAGCGAGGCCGAAAAGATTCAGGCAAGACGACGCGAAGGCATGTATGGGGACCATCAGTGAGGCGATCTTTTCCATTGGCCATTGCTTCGGCAGCAATTATCAGCGGTGCGGTCATTTTGTTCATGACTCCTGAGGGCAAGTCTACCATTGCGAAGTATCAGTCTTGGTGGATAGCGCCGAAAACAGAAATTCGGCCACTGCCTGCCATTCCACTGTCGTTCGCTCTGCTGAATGTCATCGACGACACTCGCCGTTTTTTCAGTGTAGATGAGCAGAAGGCGCTTTTTGCAGGTTTGAGTGACATATCTCGCGATCCGCTATCTATGCAGGTTCGAAAACTTACACGAACGGCTGACAGCAAGTATGGTCTTTGCGGTGAGGTGAACTTAAAGAATGGATTGGGCGGATACGTCGGATTTACGCCGTTCTATGGCGTCTTAACTGGTGCTACCGCCATGATTGGGCTCGTCCCGCAAATAGTGGCGGAGAAGGTTCCCGAAGATTCGAAAATGCTCCTAGTTAAGTTCGGTTGCCAGTACTAATTCTGTGACCGCAGCAGCGTGCGTTCCTCGCCCTGCCGCCAGTCTCGCCCTGCGCGCCGTCGGCGTTGCCCTGCCACCAACTGTCCGTCAGGTAATCGCAGCCGATGGAGTGCATTGAACATGGGACGCCGACCAATCACCACTTTAACGCTCTCCAAAGAGCGAGCAGAACAACTTAAATTGATTGCTGTTGCCCGTTATCTTTCCACTGCACAGCTATTCGCTCGCTTCATAAATTCGGAGATTCGAAAAGGTACGATTCCAGACGAAATTCCAGGCTACCGAATTAAGCGCATCCATCGGCATGTTGAGATCGGCATCATATGGAACCGGACACCACGCAAAAGGAATATCGCTGCGCCGCACTACCTGACGCGACGGGCGAGACAGGGACAGGAGCCGCCGCCGGCGCTCAGGCCGCGCCTTATCAACGCTCTTGAGGCATAAGCTAGTGCGAAGGCACCAGCCCTAACTTTGTGCGGGCATTTCGTATCCGCGGACGCGATCGCGCAATTATGCGAAGTCCGCTGGGATTTTTCGACTCTCTGGCCCATGGGCTCTGTGTGCACGAGGCAATTTTCAAGGCGCAATTGACGCGCGCACCAAGGAGTAAGACTTGCGCGCCTTCAGTCACTGGCCCGGGCGAGCGCGCTTACATGGGCTATGATTAGTAAAGCCGGGCACGGTCGCTATTGCTCCAGAAGCCGACATTCGATTGCAGCGCAGTATCCGTCGCTAAGGGCCAAGAACCGACATTTCAAACCCAGCGTGAATGCCCGACAAGGTGTCTCCCTGCGTTCCGTCAAAGACCTGCCGGATCGCGCGAATTTTGCTATGTTGCAAGGCAGGTGGAGGCCAAGGAAGGTGTAATTTGGCACTGGTCTTGACCATCTTCGGCGTGGGTGCGGCCAGTCGACCAAGCTGTTTTTTGCTATGCCCTGCTCCGTTCCGTTCGGGGGAGCGGTGGCTATCCGAGCCCGAGCCTGCCGCGCATTGCTTCACAGCGATCCGCCGAGGATAGGTCATGGCGACCTTCGACGACACACAATATAGGGCGTTACTGGATGATCCGAATGAGGCGTTGGACGTTGAATATAAAGCGTGGCTCGACCTATCCAGCAATGAGGTGCGCGCGAACATGGCTCGCCACATCGCGGCACTTGCGAACCATGGTGGCGGCACCATCGTCTTTGGAATCACCGACGCCATGCAATTCGCTGGTCCCAACCCGTACCGCAACCGTATTGCGATCGGGATTTAATTGCTTCCGTCGTCAAAAGATATCTTGAGCCGACATTTCAATGCGATGTGCGCGAAGTTCTCTCTTCCTCGGGCAATACACACCCAATCGTGATTGTGCCACCGCATGGAGCGGTTCCTATCTGTGCAAAGGCAAGTGGCCCAACCGTGAACAATAAAACGGTGGGAATAGTGCAAGGAGTGCACTACACGCGGAAGCCTGGCCCTGAAAGCGAGCGCATTCAAACAGCAGGTGAATGGTTGCCAATTATCCGTCGGTGCGCAATGCACGACCGCACGGCCATTCTTGGCGCGTTGGACGCCGCACTCCGTGGAAGCGGGACGGCCCCTCCAACCGTTACCGATGCCCTCAAACAATGGCACGATGCGGCGCACGCGGCCTTCCTCGCCGATGTTGGCACTCGGCCAGATCGCGCAAATCTCGCAAGATGGAATTGGCAGGCGAGTTACGCAATTGAGCGCAGTGACGGGCAAGTCCTGGAATTAAATTCGCTCTTGGAAATTCTGCGTCAGGTCCACCGCGAAGTTTTCGATACTGTGAACAGCGGTTGGAATATGATCGACCCTCAAGGCGTAGTTGACGTTCGGCCTGCTTTCCAAACCGATGCTAACAGCGGCTTGGGCGATATGGAGTTTCTCGAGTTTTCCGCTTTGCGCAGCAAGTTGGGTGTCAGCATAGCTGACCTTTGGCGTGTCTCTCCTGACGGTAAAGTAACGACTGTTCGGGACTATTGGGAAGATCTGCCGTCCTCGAGCGGTCCAGGGCCGGGGGTCTTTCTAAGTCCAAATTGGATGACACGATCGTTAGCTGAAATCGTGAGGCATACTAGTACCCGCTTTCATAGAAACGTGATTCGCGCGGGCGAAGAATTCGGGAGTCGCATGAGACACTTATTCGCATTATTGCCTGCGCGGAATGGTGATTCCGGGTACTAGGGCCTTTACGGAGAGATTTGCCAACCCTGTGTCGGTGTCGTTTCGATGTGAATGGCATGGCTTGCAAGGTCGAATTATCGATACTCCTGGCACTCTGTGGTCCATTAGGTGGCGGGGAACGGCTGCCGGCAGTGACCATAAAGTTTCCATTGGCGCATTCCCCATAACGATGTTGGATAATGGTCTACCCGACATTGTTACGAAGTTGATCGGGCCGTTGATGCGAGCCTTCACCACGGAACAGCTAATTGATCCAGGTTGGGTGCAGGGCCAGCGTAAAACCTGGTTGCGTGGCTGAACTAAAATGAATGGCCAACCCGTCGATGGTAACGCGGATTCAAGTAGCCAGTGCATAATTGAGTGAGGCGACGAAGGGGTAACCTCTTGAGATTGCGAGAGGTTGCCGATGAGCCAGTACCGGCGAATAAGGTAGGCCCGTAAAACTCTGGCTGGCTATTCCGTGTCTTTTGCTTCGAGATAAGAAGCCGGCGATTACGGACGCCGGGGGTAGAATAAACTCGCGAGACTCCTTGAAAAGCACGCAACGAGTTCCCATATGTTTGGTCTCAGGGGTCTACCATAGCGGCTAGCAGTAAAAACGGCATGGCGAAAACGAGACGCCTGCTATGAGCCTTCCGCGGCGAACGGCCATCGGTCTGAGCGCTCCCCAGGGTAAGATCAGGACGCCTCCTTCTCGGTCGCACCGGCAGTAGTTCCTGCAAACGCACCAAAAAAGATGGAAGCTCTGCGTCACCGCAGCTTCCTCCGACTTCGTTGTCGATCGCTAGGCAATGAAGTTGGGCTTCAGGTTTGACCTGATAACCGCATGGTCCCTATGGACCGAGAAACGGAACGCCGCTCGGTAATGAATGCCACCGAGCTGAGGCATGATCTGTCTCAGGGTTCTTAGCCACTTCGACGGAATAAACATTCTCCTTAACGTGGGCAGCCAATACCGCTGCATCCATGATGAGGGAGAAAGTCTTCTCTGGAATGGGGCGGGGAGAGGAAACAGGAAATTCCAAGCGACTCGAGTAGAATTCAAAATGGAGCAGAAATTGGTGACGCGTGGTCTGATTATTGACGAGCCATGGATAAGTCTCATCCTCAGCGGCAAGAAAACGTGGGAGATGCGCTCAACCAACGCAACGATCCGCGATGGATGCTCTTGAGGCAATAGCCCGCCCAGCGAAAATCCGGTGTGCCGCGAGCGAACCGAAGCTGGACGCCCTCGCCGTCGCGATCCTCGTCCCATTTCCCACCCGCTGCCTTTAGTGCCTTGCGGATCGGAGCAAGGATGCGCCGCAACGACCGAATGGATCGTTTCTCAGGGCCAATGTCGCCGACAGAAATCTCGCCGTGAATGTGAAGCCGACCTTTGCGGCTTTCCTCGATGGCGAACCAGAATGGCACCGCGCCGACCCTGTAGCGGTCGCCTAGGGGCCTAAGGTGCCTAACCACTCTTCGGTGAAGCCAATCAAGGCAATGCTTACCCTTGCCCGCGCTAACTGCTCCACGGGGTGACTGAGCATCGCATCAAATCGTCTGGACCGATATCGCGGTTGCCGTGCCTAATCTTTCAGCACAAGTGCCTCTCGCTGCTGACTATAACTCCGAAGAGAGATCACGTCGGAGCCAATTATGACTGATGAAAAACCGCTGTTCATCCCTCTGCGAACGGAGTGGTTCAGGCAGTTCGAAGGTGGGAAAAAAGATACCGAATACCGCGCTTATGGAAAAAAGTGGAACGAGCGCACCTGTCGGATAGGTCGCGCTGCCACGCTGTCTCACGGTTACGGCAAGGCGCAAAGGATAACAAAGCGCGTCATCGGATTTAGAAAGATCTCTCAATCCGACGCGCCGGATGCAGCCAGGCAGATTTATCCCGACGCTGCGTTCATTGCAGCAATTGAACTGCGCTAAGGCGATCATTCGCAACTTTGCCGGAGAGGCGTTTTTTATTTCCCGTTATGCGCTAAGCGTGCCCCGCTCAGATCTCGCTATAACTGCATTATGGCACGAGGCATTTGCACATTCCGACAACGTGACCTGACCGCGGCCATCAAAGCTGCAGTTGCGGCTGGAGTCGCTATTGCTCGCATTGAGATCGACAAGGGCGGCAAGATCGCCATCATCCCTGGCAAAGCTGGCGAGTCGGGAGACTCGAACGGCAGCGGTAGTAACGCTGCAAACGAGTGGGACGAGGTTTTCGATGGCACGGGTGAAGCTCCAATACGTCAATAGCTTTCGCGACCGTCACGGGCGGGTGCGCCACTATTTTCGACGTCCCGGCAGCAAGGGAATTGCGCTGCCGGGTTTGCCCGGTTCGGCGGAATTTATGGACGCTTATCAGGCGGCGCTTGCTGGCGCGGCGATCCCAAATCGCGGGGAGATCGGCGCGAGCCGTACCACGGCGGGCACCGTCAATGCGGCGATTGTGGCGTACTATGGAAGCGATGCATTCGCGAAAAGCCTCGCCCCGTCAACGCAGGCGATGCGGCGCGCAATCCTCGAACGTTTCCGCGCCCAACATGGCGAGAAGCGCATTGCGCTCTTGCAGCCCGCTCACATCGTCAAGCTTTTGGAGGGGACCAAGCCGTTTGCACAAAAAAATTGGATCAAAACGCTCCGCGGGCTCATGACGTTCGCCGTCGCAAAGAGGATGCGCGCCGACGATCCGAGCGCGGGCGTGAAGGCGATTAAGGTTCCTAAGAGCAGCGGACACATGACGTGGCTTGAGCCGGAAGTCGAGCTATATCGCTCGCGCCACAAGATCGGCAGCGTCGCGCGGCTCGCGCTCGAATTGATGCTCAACATCGCGGCGCGGCGAGAAGACGCGCATCTGTTCGGACGCCAGCACATCAAGGACGGCAAGTTGGTTTGGCGGCCGAAAAAGACGCAGCGCACTACCAACAAGCTCCTCAAGGTGTCCGTCCTCCCCGAATTTGAGGAGGCGCTCGACGCAATGCCGCGCGCCGATGACGCATTGCGATTCTTGACCACTGATTACGGCAAGGCATTCAAGTCGGCGGCGGCGTTCGGCAACAAGTTCGCCGATTGGTGCAAGGCCGCGGGATTGAAGCCGGTGCCCTGCGCCGACGGCGTGACGCGGAATTACCGAGCGCACGGATTACGCAAGGCATCACTGCGGGCGCTCGCGCACGCCGGATGTACCGGCAGCGAAATGATGGAGGTGAGCGGTCATAGTTCGCTCGCGCAATTGCAGGTCTACCTCGACGAGGTTGAGCAGGAGCGGCAGGCCGACGCCGCGATCGAAAAGCTCAAGGCGTCGAGGACCAAAAAGGCAACACTGACTTACAAACCTTCCGACCCCGACTTACAAACCGGGACCTAAGTCGTTGAAGATGCAAGTGCAGCAAACAGAGATGGCGACCCCGGCAGGAGGGGTTTTCCGAGAATGTGACGGCTTGTAAACCATTGCAGAAAGTGGCATTTTACAAGGACTTCCGGGCCGTGGTATGCTGTCGCTAACAAATGTCGCTAGTGATGGAAGTCCCCATGCCCAAAGTCAAGCGTAGGATCGACTACTTGTTTCAACGGCCGGGTTCGGCCAACTGGTACATCAAGCTGCAAAGCCCCACCGGCCGCATAGAGGAGTCGCTACGCACGTCCGACCGGCGGCAGGCCGAGATACTATCCTTGCCAAGGATTGCGCAGCACAAAGCGGCGTTATTGGCGGCGCGGCCCCGCTTCGACAGGATATGGCAACACAGACTTGAACCGGGCCGCGAACACGTCGGCCCCGATGGTGGCCGTATCCTCGCGACCGATAAAGAACTGTTCTTCATCGGCCACAATGGTTCGATCACGCGGACTGAGCCGAACGGCGGAGTGGCGCATCAGTTAGTCGGCGGCCCACTGACGCTGCGTTCTCTCGCCGAAGCCGTAATAAAGGCCGACTTCGGCGACGGCAGCGGCGAGCGGCCCGCCGTGGCCGTAAAGAATGGCGACGACGCTATCCTGGAAACGTACCTCGCCCATCGCAACATTGTCGGGTATGACAGGCGGGAAGCGGAAACCGTGTGGGCGCTGTTCAAGTCGCTGTGCGACAAACCGTTGAAAGATGCGACCCGCGACGACGGCCGATTGCTGGTCCAGCGTTTCAAGGATGAAGGCAACAAGAGCGCGACCATCACCAAAAAAGTCGGATGGCTGCGGGCGGCGGTAGAGCTTGCCATCAATGAACGCAAGGACGGTGACCCGTTGAAATTGACGTTCAATCCGTTTAGCAACGTCGTGCCCAAGAATGACGACGAGCTAGAGCGCGTGCCGCTCAGCGAGGCGGACGTGAAGGCGTGCAAGCGCAACCTCGACAAACTCGGCGAGACTGATCAGTTGCTTTTCCGCTTGTTGGCGACGACAGGAATGCGGCTGAGCGAGGGATTCCAGATTAACGGCGAGTTGAAGGAAAAGGGCGTCCGCTTCTGTATCGTCGGCGAAAAGACCAAACAGTCGAAGCGCCGTGTGCCGTTCCCCGCTGGCGTGCTCCCGTATCTGCCAACGAAAATCAGGGGGCCGCTGTTCGGTGAAGACACGCGAGCCAACACGCGGGCCGCCAGCAAGCGCCTCAATCGTTTCCTGGACGACTGCGGCATTGTCGAGAAAGGCAAGGTTGTGCACTCGCTTCGCCACAGGGCCAAGGACCGGTTGCGGGCCGCCAACATAGACAAAGACAAGCAAGAGGAATTGCTAGGCCATGAGAATGCAACAGTCGGCGACGACTACGGCAAGGGCTACCCGGTGCCGATGCTGAAAAAGTGGATTGACCGCATCGGCTTTTGAGAAAATTTGAAACATCCATTTAGCGGTTCTGCAAGACCGGGCGTGTCGCTTTCATTCAGCACTGACCGCCTCCCGAGAAGTGCGGCGGATCGGCCTGCTCCTCAATGATGCGCTGAAATCTCGGTGGCCTCAAAAAAGTCGCTGGCGACCTTGGCGACGCGAGCAGTCCGATCTTTCTCAAGCAGGGACACAGTGACTTCGACTTTCAAGGGTCGGTTTCCTTCTTGCGTGGCAGGATTGGACTATACATCATACCGCCCACGGCGATCCGTCGGTTCTTGCGCTATCGCATTCACGGTTATAGAGTCGGCCCATCGTCAAGAATTAGGCTTCCGCGAATTGGCCTAATGCCAACCGGCTTGCTTCGGGCAACGGTGGCTCGCATCGACGTGGCGGTTGCCTGATGGCTCCGCAAATAACCGGAGAAATCACCATGACGTGCTTGACCAAGAAGATGATGCCTGAAATCCCGCACGAGTGTGCGAAGTCTAAAGCGTTCACGATGAAGTTGGGCGATCTTCCGAACATGGTCGATGCGGTGTTTGACGGCGACCGCGAGATGCCCGGGTGGGTCCTTATGTTCGCCAACGCCAAGGGCTGCGGTCACGTCGATGGTCTGTTCCCGCAAGCGTGTATCGAGTGGCGCGAACTGCCGCTGCCGGGCTTGCCGGACGATTGGCGCGGTATGAAGGTCAACTTGCCGGAAGCCGTCTCGACGACAACAACAAACTTGCCGCTTGAGGTCATCCCGGCTGAACGCACCATCGACGATTGCACCCCGGATCAGTTTGCGTTGCTTCTCGCGTTTGGGGTGAGGCGTGACGGCGGTCGGGCGGCAATCCTCCGCCAAAACAACGGCGCGGTGAGCGTGGAACTTTTCACACCGCCAGAAAATTGAGGGTCAGCTTTGATCCGGCGAATGCAAGGGCCGGATCGAGGCAGATACCCACTCAATCACGAGACGCCGTCGCACGCGAAGGATAAAACTTTGCGTCTCGATTGCGCCCGCTTCCGCGAGCGCGGGGCGCGAGCTGTTGACGGATGACCTTCCCATGGATCGCCAACTACGGGGACTCCCTGAAAATTGCCAACAATTCGCCGAGTTTATATCCCCCTTGCGCCTGCGCGCTCTCCGGAAATTAGAAACAAACCGACGCCTCCACCATCGCGTTGCCCTATTGATTGTCCCTACTCGGGATACACGCTACTGATCGTGTCCGATGTGGAGAGACACGAACCGCACCGTCCCGACGCTGGCCGAACTACGGATGCACAGCGCGGGCATTCGCCATCCGATGGGCCGCTCACGCATCAAGCGACACGCTGAGGCGGTGCGCTAGGTGCACCGCCTGCGGTCACAGGGCGCTACGCTACAATGCGCCGGATGGGTTGATTCGGTTGTCGGGTTTCAGCCGTTCCCCGGCTGAATCCCGACCGTGAATTAGGCTGTAAACGTTTAGCTCGCGGCGCTATGCTGAACTGTGCGGATGGGGTAAGCCATGAAGACGCCGAAACACTCGCTTAGAAAAATCGTCAGCTTTTTGAACAATCCTGATGAAGATGGTGGGTTTTGGCTCCCAAATATTCAGCGACCGTTCGTTTGGAGCGAAGAACAAACCTGCCGACTGTTCGATTCCATTCTTCGGGAGTATCCCATCAGCACGCTCCTGATTTGGAAAACCAAAAGCGGGATTCGCCGCCGAAAATTCATTGATAATTTTCGGCCCGAGCATCGGCACCACCTATCAGACTTCTACGTGCCGGAGGACAATAAACGAAAGTGCCTCGTACTTGATGGCCAGCAGCGTCTTCAAAGCCTGTTCATTGGCCTAAAGGGCAGCTATGAGGGAAGAGAGCTATTCCTCAACATTCTGAGCGGCGAGATTGCAGCTCCGGATGATGTAAAATATAAATTCGCTTTCCGCGATCCGCGCAATACATCATTTCCTTGGATCAAGTTCAAGGAACTGGTATTCAGCGACGGCAACACCTTTACCGCGACGCAGCAGATCATTGAGTCTGCGGCGACGCCCTTGACGAATGAGGAAAAAGAAAAGATTGGCCGACACGTCGCCATCGTGTTTAAGGCATTTCACAGCGACGATGGGATCGGGTACCAAGAACTTGACAGCACGGAGAACCCATCCCTGTACACAGAGGATGATGTGGTGGAGGTTTTCATCCGAGCCAACTCCGGCGGCACTCGGCTCGGCAAATCCGATCTTCTGTTTGCGCTCCTTACAGCAACATGGGACGACGCGGATGAACGAATGGAGATATTGCTAGAGGGATTAAACTGTCATGGGTTTGCATTCACGCGCGATTTTGTTCTGAAAACGTGCTTGACGTTACTCGATCACGGCGCGCGATACGAAGTTGAGAAGTTTCGCAAGCCGGGAGTCCGGGAAGAAATCGAGGCCAAGTGGGACAGCATTGCAGGAGCAATCAGCGATGTACTGGATTTTGTGCGTGGCAAAACCTACATCCGTTGTGACAAGGCGCTGCCTTCTTATCTTGTGTTAATACCGCTGATCTACCTTCGCTTTCACTTCGCCGAAGCGTGGGGGCAAGCTAGAGACGTGGTTCAATATCTTTTGCGATCATCTCTCGCAGGTGCGTTCGGCGGCACACCAGATCAACTAATTGACGATTTAGTGAAGGAGCTTCGGCGGACACGTACGTTCGACTTGAACGAAATATTTGGTGTGATTCGGTCACAAAATCGAAGTCTGGAGCTTACGGAAGATCGACTGTGGGACATGGGATACGGGTCGGACAACATTCATCTTTTGTTCAATCTTTGGTACCGGGACTTCAATTACACACCGGCATATGAAAACAATCTGCCGCAGGTTGACCACATATTTCCGCAGAGTCTCCTGCGTAAAGTAAAGACAACCAATCCCAATACTGGCCGCATGAACGTAATGCGCTACCGCGACGCTGATAGAAACCAGCTTGCTAATTGTATGCTGCTGACCGCCGACGAGAATGGTGCCGGGGGCAAATCAGACCTGCCGCCGGATCAATGGTTCGTCGGGCCGCGTGCAGAGGATAGCTACTTACAAATGCACCTTATTCCTAGCGACCGAGCTTTGTGGAAGTTAGAACGGTTTGACGATTTTATTTCGGAACGAAAGAGGCTCATTGCTGAAAAGCTCAGATGGCTGTTGGTTCCTCCTACTCAACCCGCTGGGGACCGTAGTGCGCCAATACGTGCGGAGGCAACTCATCAGAAGAGCATCGCCTCTCTAATCGACGCTGGATTAGTCATGGACCAAGAACCGCTATACCTCACATACAAAGGGCGTGGGTTTACCGGAAAGGCGCGGCGAAGCGGAATTGAGCTACCGGGCGGTTCCGTTTATTCACCGAGTGCGGCAGCGATCCACTGCTACGAAGAACTTGGCGCATCGCGGCCGACGGAAAACGGCTGGCAGGTTTGGAAGAATAACGATGGGAAGAGTCTCAACGAGCTTTTCGCGGAATTGCAACCGATCACGTTAGGAGATTTAGGATTTTCAGAGGGCGATGAATCCGGGACAGGACCTGATGCAACGAGTGAATGACCGCAACGGTACTAGGCGGACATTAGTCAAGGTTGTCGGAAGTACACGGCCCAGAAAAGCTGCCGTCTAAGCGGCGATGGCTTCCTTTTCGGTCACAAGCGACTCGACGTGCGCGCTCCACTTCTCGAATGCGCCCTTCATTTCGGCGGCGTGCTTGTCGCGCTGGTACACCTTGACGGTGCCGCCGCTACGGTCATGGCAGCCCAAGGCACGACCATGTATGGCATAGCGGATGGTGCCCCCGAAAATGGCCATAACACTGGCGACCCACCGGGCCTCGCGGACCGACGTTCTCATGCTATAAAAGCGATGACGGACTCGACGCTAAGGGGCATTGCTTCAAGGCACTGACGGTGACGACGCGAAGAGCGGGTTCGGCCCCTTGATCGACCGCATCCGCGCAGAGCCTGAGAGGCGTCGGTTATGTCTAACCCCTTCTTTGACCATCCCATTTTGAACTCCCCTTATGTGCGCCCGCTTCGGCACTGGGAGCTTGATGCCGACGGGCAGCCGACCCAGAAAATAATCGAAACGCGCAGGCGTGCCGAATTTATTACGCCGATCCCTAAGCCCAAAACCCGAAAGGGATCACCGGACCAGCAGAAGATGGTCTTCGATGAAGGGCGCGGTCTTTCGGACGCCAAGCAGGAGTACGACCCAACTTCGATCATAAATGAGCTGCGTCAGCGCGTGGACCAGTGGCGGGCCTTGCCGAATCCCGCCCAGTGGCTGGTTACGCCCGAGACGGTACGCCTGCTCCAGCACTGGCGGCATCACAAGTTCAGCAATGCGCGCCCTTTCTTCTGTCAGGTAGAGGCGGTGGAAACGGCGATATGGCTGACTGAGGTCGCGCCCCAATCCAAGAGCGACAAGCGATTTCTTGACCATTTGGTCAATGCCAACCGAGACGCAAATCCCGAGTTGCTGCGACTAGCCCTGAAACTTGCTACCGGCGCGGGCAAAACCACCGTTATGGCCATGCTGATCGCGTGGCAAACAATCAACTCGGTGCGGCGTTCCCAAAGCTCGCGCTTTAGCCGTGGCTTTCTCGTCGTCACTCCCGGCCTCACCATTAAGGACCGGCTGCGTGTGCTCCAGCCGAATGATCCAGACAACTATTATGGCAGCCGCGAGCTGGTCCCCGGCGACATGCTAGAGGATGTAAGCCGCGCCAAGATTGTCATCACCAACTATCACGCCTTCAAACGGCGCGAACGGATCGAACTTTCCAAAGGCGGACGCTCGCTGCTCCGGGGACGAGGCGACGATCTGAATACGGAGGAAACCGAAGGGCAGATGCTCCAACGCGTCATGCCCGATCTTATGGGTATGAAGAACATCCTCGCGCTCAACGATGAGGCGCACCACTGCTACCGTGAGAAACCGCAGGGTGCAGACGAAGAGGAGCTAAAAGGCGACGACAAGAAGGAGGCGGAGAAAAACAACGAGGCCGCCCGTCTATGGATTTCGGGGCTGGAGGTGGTGAACCGCAAGCTCGGGATTAGCCACGTGATCGATCTATCAGCCACACCGTTTTTCCTCAGCGGTTCGGGCTATGCGGAGGGCACGCTGTTCCCGTGGACAATGAGCGATTTCTCGCTGATGGATGCCATCGAGTGCGGCATCGTCAAACTTCCGCGCGTACCCGTTGCCCAGAACATTCCGGGCGATGAAATGCCGATGTACCGCAATCTGTGGGAGAACATTCGCAAAGACATGCCGAAGAAGGGGCGCGGCAAAGGTGAGGAGCTAGACCCCCTCAAACTTCCAACGCGGTTAAAGACGGCTTTTGAGGCGCTCTACGGCCACTACGATAAGACTTTCCAACTCTGGGAGAAGGCGGGGATCAATGTCCCGCCCTGCTTCATCGTAGTCTGCAATAACACGTCCACGTCTAAGCTCGTCTACGATTACATCTCGGGCTTTCACCGGAAAAATGAGGACGGCAGCACAACCTTGGAGAATGGACGCCTCGCGCTATTTCGCAACTTCGACGAGACGACCGGCAACCCGCTCCCGCGACCGAACACCATACTCATTGATAGCGAGCAGCTCGAAGCCGGTGACGCGCTCGATGATAATTTTCGTGACATGGCGGCCGATGAAATCGACAGATTCCGCCGCGAGAAAATCGAGCGAACCGGCGATGCCCAATCAGCGGAGAAAATCACCGATCAGGAATTGCTCCGAGAGGTCATGAACACGGTCGGCAAGGTCGGCCAACTTGGCGGCTCCATTCGTTGCGTCGTCTCCGTCGCCATGCTGACTGAGGGCTGGGATGCCAACACTGTCACCCACGTTCTCGGAATTCGTGCTTTCAGTACACAGCTACTCTGCGAGCAGGTCATTGGCCGTGCCCTGCGTCGTCAGTCTTATGACCTGAACGAAAATGAACTCTTTAACGTCGAATACGCCGACGTGTTCGGAATACCCTTCAATTTCACAGCAAAGCCCGTCATTGCTCCGCCGCAGCCGCCGCGTGAGACTATCCAAGTCAAGGCCGTGCGGCCCGACCGCGACGCGCTCGAAATCCATTTTCCGCGCGTCGAAGGCTATCGTGTGGAATTGCCGGAGGAACGGCTTGTCGCCAAATTCACCGATGACTCAATCTTGGAATTGAGTCCGGACCTCGTCGGCCCGTCGATAACCAGAAACTCGGGTATCATTGGTGAAGGCGTCGATCTCGGCCTTAAACACTTAGGCGACACTCGGCATTCGACGCTGCTCTTCAACCTGACGCAACGACTGCTCTACACTAAGTGGCGCGATCCCGGTGAAGAGCCAAAGCTACACTTGTTCGGGCAGCTCAAGCGGATCACCAAGCAATGGCTGGATACCTGCCTCGTCTGTAAGGGTGATACCTATCCCGCATTGCTCATGTATCAGGAACTGGCCGATATGGCCTGCAACCGCATCACCGCTGGAATCACCCGTGCACTGGAGGGTAGCCGTCCGATTAAGGCCCTGCTCGACCCGTACAATCCCGTTGGCTCGACTGCACACGTTAATTTCAACACCTCGAAGACGCTCAGGTGGGAGACCGATGCCCGCCGTTGTCATCTTAACTGGATCATTCTCGATAGCGACTGGGAAGGCGAGTTCTGTCGCGTGGCGGAGTCGCATCCGAAGGTGCGCGCCTATGTCAAGAACCTCAACCTTGGCCTTGAGGTTCCGTATCGCTACGGTTCCGAGATGAGGAAATACATTCCCGACTTCATTGTGCTGGTGGACGACGGATATGGCGACGACGACCTCCTGCACCTCATCGTCGAGATCAAGGGCTACCGGCGCGAGGATGCAAAGGAAAAGAAGTCAACCATGGAGACTTACTGGGTGCCCGGTGTGAACCATCTCGGCTCGTATGGCCGGTGGGCATTCGCTGAGTTCACCGAAGTCTATCAGATCGAGGCGGACTTCAAGGCCAAGGTCGAGAGCGAATTTCAAGAGATGATCGAGTCGGTTGTCGCTAAAACTGGTCAGGATGCATAGCCATGGCAAGGACGCACGCAACCAAGGTTGCGCCGAGGAAAACCGTCGAAAGCCTCAAACACGACGAGGCCAAGCGGAAGAATATTCCAACTGCCGAGCATCAGTCAGTACTCAAGCAGGGAGAGGTCAGTCCCATCCGTGTGGCCTACGAGCGGCGCAATCGGGACCTCGATCCCCAGCTCGTATGGCGCGGAAAGGATGAGAAAGACTGGAGCGATCTCGTCGTTCACGCTCCGCCGCTCTACATTCAAGAGAAGGTCCACCCCAAAGTACTGATTGACGATCTGCTGCGCACCTCGAAAGAGGGCGAGCACGAATCCGGCCACCTCACGCCGGACTTGTTCGCCGATTTCAACGGTATCCCCAAGGGGGTGGATAAAACTGAGTTCTACCAACACGACCAGAATTGGTCGAACCGTATGATTCTAGGTGATTCGTTACAGGTCATGGCAAGTTTAGCGGAGCGCGAGGGCCTGCGCGGCAAGGTGCAGTGCATCTACCTCGACCCACCATACGGCATCAAATTCAACAGCAACTTCCAGTGGTCAACCACCAGCCGTGATGTGAAGGATGGCAAAGTCGATCACATCACCCGCGAGCCAGAGCAGGTGAAAGCCTTCCGGGATACATGGCGCGACGGCATCCACAGCTACCTCACCTACTTGCGTGATCGTCTCACCGTTGCCCGCGATCTACTCACCGATTCAGGCTCAATCTTCGTTCAGATCGGTGATGAAAACGTGCATCGCGTCCGGGCGCTGATGGATGAGGTGTTTGGCGAAGACAACTTCGTCGCAGTTCTCGCAATTAGGACAACTACTGGTCGCGGCGGTACTCTAATATCTGAAGCGTTGAACTACGTGCTGTGGGCAGCAAAATCGCGCGAGAAAGTGAAGTACCGGGGCCTCCTGCTCGACAAGTCATCAGGGGTGTCAACGGCGCAGGTTTACACGCTGCTGAAGTATTCAAATGGCGAGCTTCGGCGCATGACGCCTCAACAGCGCGACGGCGCAGCTCCGCTTCCGAAGGATGCTCAAATCGCACAGAGTGCCGACATCACAAGCACGCGTCCGGCGGGAGAAAACGACCTCAAGAGCTTCTTGTTTGAGGGGCAGTCCTACTCTCCAGGAAAGAGGACCTTCACCACAGAGCAAATCGGAATGACACGGCTGTCAAAAGCTGGCCGACTCTGGGCGACCTCGACCGGCAGCTTGCGATATCTGCGCCATATGGAAGACTTTCCCGCGATACCAATCACTAACATTTGGAATGATGTCGGGACCGGCAGCTTCACGGAAGACAAAATCTATATTGTGCAAACCAATACCCTTGTGGTGCAGCGGTGCATTCACATGACGACCGACCCCGGTGACCTCGTGCTGGACCCAACCTGTGGTTCCGGCACCACAGCCACCGTCGCCGAACAATGGGGCCGCCGCTGGATCACGATTGATACCTCGCGTGTGGCCTTAGCGTTGGCCCGTGCCCGCATCATGGGTGCGCGTTATCCGTTTTATCTGCTGGCGGATTCACGCGAGGGTCAGCTCAAAGAAGCCGAAGTCACCCGCACTGCACCGAGTTCTCAGCCGGTATACGGAAGTATCCGCCACGGCTTCGTCTATGAGCGCGTACCGCATATCACGCTCAAGTCAATCGCCAACAACGCGGAAATAGATGTCATCTGGGAGAAATGGCAGACGAAATTGGAGCCATTGCGAGAGTCGTTGAATGCCGCTCTCAAGAAGGCTTGGCACGAGTGGGGAATTCCACTCGAAGCCGATGCCAAGTGGCCAGACGCGGCAAAGAAACTCCACGCGGACTGGTGGGAGGCCCGCATTGCTCGGCAGACGGAGATTGATGCATCCATCTCTGCCAAGGCCGAGTTTGAATACCTCTACGATAAGCCATATCCCGATCCAAAGAAGGTCCGCGTTGCTGGTCCCTTTACCGTGGAGAGCCTCAGTCCCCATCGCGTGCTAGGCGTGGATGAGGACGACGAGTTAATCGATCCACTCAAGGAAAAGGGCGGAGACTGCGGCGCGGACACCGGTTTTGATCAGATGATCTTGGAAAACCTCAAGACTGCTGGCGTGCAGCAGCACACAAGGGAGGACAAGATCACCTTCACCGCGCTTACTGCTTGGCCCGGCGAGCTGGTCTGCGCCGAAGGCCGTTACCTCGAAGGCGGCGATGTTGGTACGGAAAAACGCGCCGCGATTTTCATTGGACCTGAGTTCGGCACAGTCACGCGCCCCGATCTCGTTGCCGCCGCCCGCGAGGCGGGAGATGCCGGATTCGACGTGCTAATCGCCTGCGCCTTCAACTACGAGGCACACGCGACGGAGTTCAGCAAGCTGGGTCGTGTACCTGTACTCAAGGCACGGATGAATGCCGACTTGCACATGTCCGACGACCTCAAAAACACTGGAAAGGGCAATCTCTTCGTCATTTTCGGTGAGCCGGACATCACACTTACGACCGAGAAAGACGGCAAACTGCACGTGAAAGTAAACGGCGTCGATGTCTTCCATCCCAACACCGGAGAAGTCCGCAGCGACGGCGCGGAAGGTATCGCGTGCTGGTTCATCGACACTGACTACAACGAAGAAAGTTTCTTCGTCCGCCAAGCCTACTTTCTTGGAGCCAATGATCCTTACAGCGCGCTGAAAACGACCCTCAAGGCTGAGATCAATGAAGATGCTTGGGCCACTCTGCACAGCGATACCTCACGACCTTTCGACAAACCGAAATCCGGTCGCATCGCGGTAAAAGTCATCAATCACTTGGGCGACGAAGTGATGAAGGTGTTCAAGGTGTAGCCCTTTTCGCCGCGAGCAGCATTGGCGTGATGATGCACCACAAAGACATACCGACCTTCACCGGCGATGCGTGGCTGGCGGACCTGCTCGAATATGCTGCGGTCTCGAATGCGTGCGTTAGCTGGGGGTGCACGACGTGCGGTGCCCGACCGTTCCGAGATGCACTCGTTCATTCTGCTCAATCAGCCGGAACGCCCGATTCTCTGTACGAGATCGCCGGGCAGCTTGGTAAAGTTGCTGTTCGTCCTGAATACGTTGAGGCAATACGCTTCGTTATAATGTTCCTCAATGCAAAAGCATCTTCGGTTACATTCAACGAACGGCTTCTACCACTTTTTACCGGTTCGCCTGCGGAAGGTGTGTATTGCACCATGTTGGTGCACCATGAGAAGGCCACCGCCCGTCGCCGCGCCCATGAACTCCGAAACGATTCAAGTGAAATCAAGCGGCATAAGCAACAGCGTGCAGACGAGAAGCGGGTAAGGCTCGCGGAAAGAGCACACCGAAAAAGTGAAATCGACAAAGCATGGCGGGCGCGGACTAACAACAAAAAGCCCGTCGAGTGATAGACGCCATGGATTTTCGCATCGCCGATACCTTCACCGACAGCCTCGCCCGACTGACCGGCGATGAGCAGAAGGCCGTCAAGACGACAGCTTTCGACTTACAGCTCAATCCGGCCAACCCCGGAATGAGCTTCCACAAGCTCGATAAGGTGAAAGACAAGAATTTCTGGTCGGTGCGGGTGAGCAGCGACATAAGACTGATCGTCCACAGGACGCAAGGCAGTCTGATGCTCTGCTACGTGGCTCACCACGATAACGCCTACGATTGGGCCTCGCGGCGCAGGCTGCAAACACATCCCAAGACCGGAGCCGCCCAGCTCGTGGAAATTCGTGAAACGGTGCAGGAAATTATCGTACCTACCTATGTTGAGGTCGAAACGCCGAAAACCATCAAATCGAATAAGCCGTTATTCACTCATCTCTCTGACGATGAATTGCTCGGCTACGGCGTTCCAGCGGAGTGGTTGAACGATGTAAAAAAAGCAGACGAAGAGGGACTACTGGCCCTGACAGACCACTTGCCTGCCGAAGCTGCCGAAGCTCTGCTGGAACTTGCGACGGGTGGGAAGCCCCGCGTTAATCAGCCCACGGCGACAGTCGTCAATCCCTTCGAGCATCCCGACGCACAGCGTCGTTTCCGCGTGATGGCGAATGTCGAGGAGTTGGAACGTGCCCTGGATTTCCCATGGGAAAAGTGGACCGTATTCCTGCATCCCGAGCAAAAGGAGTTGGTGGCGCGAGACTATACAGGTCCAGCGCGGGTCTCCGGCTCAGCGGGCACGGGCAAGACAATCGTAGCATTGCATCGTGCGGTCCATCTGGCACGCGCACACCCTAACGCAAGAGTTTTACTTACGACTTTCTCCGACACCCTCGCGAGTGCGCTGCAAACCAAATGGAAGAGATTATTGGGCAACGAGCCGCGACTGGCCGAGCGAATTGATGTTTACGCACTTAACGCCATTGGCTTGCGCCTCTACAAATCTCACGTGGGGCCGATAACGCTCGCCAGACCTGACGTGATACTCGGACTTTTGCAAGAGGCCGCGACTACCGCAACTGGCCACAAGTTCAGTCTGCACTTTCTTCTAACGGAGTGGGAGCAGGTAGTTGATGCGTGGCAACTGGATAGCTGGGAGGCATATCGTGATGTGGCACGTCTTGGCAGGAAAACCCGGCTTCCTGAGGCTCAGCGAAAAGTCCTGTGGTCGATGTTCGAGCGGGTTCGCGCCGGGTTGAAGGCCCAGAACCGAATCACTCACGCCGGAATGTTTGGCGCGCTGGCTTCCGCGATGGGTAAAAGCAAGAATATGCCCTTTGGCTTCGCGGTGGTTGATGAAGCACAGGACCTAACCGTTCCCCAGTTACGTTTTTTGGCGGCACTCGGCGCGGATGGTCCTAACGCACTTTTTTTCGCTGGCGATCTTGGACAACGCATTTTCCAACAGCCGTTCTCGTGGAAAGCCCTTGGGGTTGATATTCGCGGACGCGCTCGCACACTGCGGGTCAATTACCGAACCTCACATCAAATCCGTACGCAGGCGGATCGCCTACTCGGCCCGACGGTGACTGATGTAGATGGCAACACAGAGGACCGAACCGATACGGTCTCGGTGTTCAACGGCCCACCGCCAACCATTCAGGTGCTGCCCACCGAAGGCGAAGAGATCAAGACGGTCGGAAACTGGCTTGCTCAACTGACGAAGTCTGGATTGCTGCCGCACGAATGCGGCATCTTTGTCCGGTCCCCGGCACAGCTAGACCGTGCCCGCTCCGCAGCGGCGGAAGCGGGAATGCCATTCAAGGTTCTCGATGAGCGCGTCGATACCACAAGTGGCCATGTCTCGATCAGCACCATGCACCTCGCCAAGGGCTTGGAGTTTCGCGCCGTGGCAGTGATGGCTTGCGATGATGAAATCATTCCCTTGCAGGAGCGTATCGAAACAGTCGGTGACGACGCCGATTTGCAAGATGTCTACGATACCGAGCGACACCTTTTGTACGTTGCCTGCACCCGTGCGAGAGACCATTTGCTGGTCACGAGCGTCGAACCTGCATCCGAATTTCTTGATGATCTGCGAGCGCAGAACGTAGCTTAATGGCCTGCGCTTCGGCTTCTGCCGCTTGTTGTCGGCGGGTCTAATGAACTATCAGCGAGATATTCGCTCGCTCGCTTTTCGGGGCTCCCGAGAATCTAGCTTTGGACGCCAGTGAAACCAAGTTCAACGTTTTTCTCGGCATGGCGCTGGATAATTTCGAATCCGATAATCCGCATTACGTCCGACTCATTGAAGGCAAGAAGGAATACATAGAGAAAAAGCTAACCGAATTTCTTCGGCACGCCCTCCGATCCGAGGCGATAAAGCAATTCGGACCACTTCCTACTGGCACGGTTTAGATTTCATCCAAGGCGACGCCTTTCCATGCGCAAGCGTTACAAGGGTAATCCGTGGTTCAAGAGAGGGACCGTGTTTCGCAATGCGCTGGATGTGCTGCGTAGGGCTGAGAAGCCGCTGACCGTGCGCGAGATCACCGAACTAATGCTCAAAGCGAAGGGCGTCGCCAACGCCAAGTCGAGCGCTCTCAATGATCTAAGCAATGGCGTCCGAGTATCGCTGCGAAAATACGAGAGCAAGGGCATTGTGGCCGTCGTCAGGGAAGGAATGCCGCGCGGCGCGCTGGACAATTGCGGCTTAAGCGGTGGCGACCCGTGGTCCTTGGAGATGACGGTACTTTTTCTGACCATATCGGCGAATGTTTTTTAGCAGGTTGTCAAGCCGAGGTACTTCATATCGATCAGCGGCATTCCCATAGACCATTTCCTGCGCGGCATTCCACGATACGGCCAGCAGCGCATGAAACGCCGGTTCTTCGTCGGCACTGCACCGATGCATTTGCGCCTCGACCTCGGCAGGACTCCTGCCAGCCGTCAAATCGGCAAGCAATTCAAAATAGCGTCGCTTCATTAGAGCGTGGGTGCGGGCACGATTGGAAAGATCGGCTGTGAGATCGAAAGCAGCCAAGACGGAAGCGCAAGCCGCAAACGCGCCCTTGACCCACGGCGCATTAAGCAAATCGCTTACTGCTGCCGCACCCAAGACGATTATTAAGAACATGAGGACGCGATGCACCGTATCGAGAAAAGCCTCTCGCGATGAATGATAGCGCGCGTTCATCAAGAGATCGCAGCGCAAGCCATCAATTAACGCTTGTCCCTCGGGGGGCGAGGCCCCGGATGAATTTGGGAATCCTTCCTCACCGTCTCGCCGCTGTCCCGGCCCGGAACTCTGGGCGGTTGAGGGCGAGGCGGTGGTGACGGCGCCGGGCGCGGCGGGGAAGGCGGTGGCGCTGGCCGAGGAGGAGGAGGCGCCGGACTTGGCCGGGGTGGTGGTGGAGGCGGCCTCGTTGGCTCTCTCGCTGCCTGCCATGGGAAAACCTCGATTCGAGATATCTGTTGCCCGCTAAGCATCATTTTCCCCCCGCACATAAACAGGGGGCATTCGATAATCTCGCGGAAGTTGAGTCAAGGTAGGCTACAGCCTACCTTTTCTTGCCTTTGCTACGCGGTGGTCGCGGCCCTGGATGCTTCTTGCGGCCAGCGGAGGCCATTTTACGAACGCGACCGGATTTTGCCTTCGTTTTCGATTTTTTCGCCATAGCCCAAGTCTAGCGGGCTTCCGGCGTTTGCGCCATAATACCGCGCTCTACCCATTCTTCGACGCGCATCAACCCGCCGCCAGGCTACAGCTCGATCCCGTGATGGGCCGTCCGATCCCTCGCCTGCTCAAATAAGAGCAAGCTCGATCACACTAGGCGTCTGGTTTCCAAAAGCCAAGTTTAACACACCGAGCACAGCGACCGAACTCGTCGAGCACCATCCGGGTCGTGCCCGCGTGCATGGCGTTGTGCTTATAGAACCAGCCAAGCGGAGTGAGCGCGCGATCCACGTGGTCGATACAATCACCCTCAATCATGATCGGGTCGCTATCCTTGATCCGATCTTTGGTCTTGGTCTAACCACTCTTGTTGCCTTCACGCGCGCGAGGCGGACCCGTATTCCATTCCCGAGTACCGGATAGCCGACCGCAAGCTCATTGCCCGACGCCACGGCAAGGATAGTGCCGCTCATCGACGGCAGCGGCCGTCGCGCAATCGACAACGGTGACAATATCAGGCGAGCCTAGTCTGCATTCTCGCGAGCAATCTCATACAGCCTTTCTGTGATCGCTTTCTCTTGCTTCTCGTTCTCTGCGATCCGTTTCTTCGACGTGTGACGCATGATTGCGCCACGGACGAGTCCGCGCAACTGATCCGGCGGAATGGCGTCAAGCTCAACACTCTCGGGTGAAAGCTCAAGTAAATAATCCTGCTTCTCTGCTTTGGTCATTCCGGCGATATCGCGATCAAGAGTCTTGATTCGCTTGTCGGTTCCGAATTCTCGGACAAACCATTCCAGTCGAGTGTCCGAAATTTTGGTCTCGCGACTCGGTAGCCTCCAATCGTCAATCTGTGTTTGGTCCAACGCCAAGCTTTTGAAGTGCATCGGCACCGTACAGAATTCATTCAATCGGTCTTCCAGTGCCACGCGAGCACCGCGCCCGCTCGGATCGAAGTCGCCTAGATGGTAGCAGTAGACCGGCCGGTCGGCTTCGTTGAACCGCTCAGCGGCTTTCTTGATAAAGCTCAGACTGCCGAACCCCTTGAGCACGAATAGCGGAACGCCTAGCGGCAACGTGATCGTTTCGAGCACGCCAGCCAACGCGTCTTTTTCCATCCAGATTGCAGCCGACACATCGGCGTCACACCACGGGTCGCGGGTAAAGGTTTGGGCACAATGGAACAGTGCGGCTGACGCGCTGTTGAACATCTGATATTCGATAACGCGTCGTGTGTTGTCTACAATCCAATCCCATGGAATGACTTCGGACTCGCGTAGTTCCGTTATGATCTTTCCAATTGTCTTGTAGCCGCTTTCCGTCTTTGGAACGATCTCTTTCACAACGGCCCGATAATAGACCTGCCGCACTGTGACCGGGTGCTCCATGGACTCGATGAGTGCTTGCACGTCGTCGCGGCGCTTCTCGACTTCCTCGACGGTCGAGTGAGCTTTCAAGGGCTTGGCGCGCGCCTCGTCCATTGTCATGCCGTCGCGAACGAGTCGTGAGTGGAGCGCCTGCCGAGACATTCCTAATTCACGCGCCCGTCGGGTAGCCGAACGGCAGTCCGACGCACCACGGGGCTTTCTAGAGGCTCGCACGATTTCCCTAAAACGAAGTCGAGTGCCGCAGCGGCGAACTGAATATCACTAAAACGAGTTGTTGGTAGCAACCCTACATCGGCATCTGTCATCTATTTGAAGTCGAAACCGTTTTTGAAATCGAGGGTCCGGGTCAGTGTTCCGGCTCTTGTGTTGGTCAGGAAAAACGCCGACAAACTCGCCTACCAACTCAAGAAGGACAACGGACATGAGCACAAGCCACCACTCCCGCATTATCGCTGAGCAAATCGGAGGACTGTCAAAAAACAATGTCCCGAGGGCGCTGTTTTCTGTAGTGGCAACCCAAAGCCGAGCGGACGCCGCTGGTACGAGAGCGACGGCATGGGCGGCAAGGTGCCGAGCGTGGAGGGTGCGCAATACTTCAATGACAAACAGCGTGCCGTTCACTTCGTCTACACCGGACAAATGACGATGGCGGAAGTTGCCGGGATTAAAGGGGACGTGTTATGAACTGTGCTTTTTGCGGCGACGATATTTCGGACAAGTGGTTTCAGGTTCGCAAGGACGAGCACGGCCACCCAACCGACGACAACCATTTCACGAAGAACGGCAAGCATTACCGCGTCGGCCGCTTCCCGCGCTATTGCTCTGACCGTTGCCGACATCGGGCATTTCGTTACGCGCAACGTTTGCCTTCAACAAGATAATAGCTACTTTTCCGGGGGTTCCCATGACCCACACAAAGCGGAGGAAAGTGTTGTGACCAAAGAGGAACGCATCAAGTATCGCCGCATGGCGCGGGACGTGAAGCTCGCCGAGGGGCTTCGCGCAAAGAACGACGACCTGCGGCGGACCAACACCGAGCTACGCAAAGCGGTGACCCATCAGTTCGCACGCGGCAGCGCGGAAATGCTCGCCGGGGTTATGGCGGCTATGCCCGACGACGAAGTGTGCCTATGGATTTCAAGCCGCTTGCTGTCGGCGCGAACCCGTAAGCCGCCGTTCGGACTGAGCGGCGAAGTCGAGGATGCGATGACTCCGGAAGTGATTGCGATGCTGGCCCGGTGCGGCATCGACAGCTTGGGTCCGACCGACATCGTGAACATCATCCGAGAGGACAGGGGGCAACGGTCATGACCGACACCCGACCGCGTAAGAAGCTGAGCGAGTTGACCGCGACCGAGCTAGACCAGTGCTGGCAGGCCGCGTGCGTCCGCAAAGATGTTCCCGCCGCGAACAAATATGAGGCTGAGTTCTACCGCCGCGAACGTGGTGAGCCTGTGCGGCTCCCGCCGCGTGCATCGCCCCTCGTGATTGATTTGCAAGCTCGCATCGCCGAGCGAAAAGGGAAGCCGCCGTCGAGGCCGGACCCGCGACTTGGTGGCGGTCGCGTCGATACTGGCACCGTCGCCGAACATCCGGGAGACCCGGAAGAACAAGGGAGTTGACCATGAGCCTCACAGAAGCGTTTAAGGGCGTCGATGTCGCCTTCGTGCCGAGTGCCCGTTTGCGTCATTGGTCTTGGTCAGTGCCACCTGTAGTCTCCTATTCGGGCTTGGCGGAGCGCGTCGCCGCGCTCCGCAGACTGGCAGTCATTCCTTGATCATTGGTTTTCATCCTCTGCCCTTCGGCCACGCTATTGTCGTGCTGGTCGAAGCATTCCCAACGGCATATGAGGCCACGGCTCTTCTTTGTGGGCCTTCGGCATATGGAGGCCAGATTAAGAATTCTTAATGAAGGCGATTCCCAGCCGCGTGAAGTTGGAGAAGGACATAGACATCCGGGCCGCCTTTCTTGCCCGCCTTCGTACCGAACAGGCTGGGTCGTGATCACTCCCAAGCTCCCACCCGCCCTTAAGGCCGCTCGTGCGGCGTGGCGGGCCTGTAAGGACGAGAAGCGACGGCTGGCCCTTTGTGTGTGTTGGGACACTTGCCGACGGCTGGAACGCCTGTACGCGGCTCTCCCGGAGCCTGAAGGGCCATCGAATGCCGATATACGGCGACGCGGTTCGCTGGAACGCCTGTACGCGGCTCTCCCGGAGCCTGAAGGGTCATCGGATGCCGATATACGGCGACGCGGTTCGCTTAGTACCCGCCATCCGATGATTAAACTTTTAAACGACCCGACGCGGGGGCCGGTATGACCATCACCCTCATCACCGACCGGGTAAGCTGGTCTGATGGGTTCGGGAAACGCACCCGCAATGACGGCATCAAATTTTGGCCCGAGCGTGCGATTGGCCGCGACCCGGCTGTCAATGCGGCGGAAGTCACGGCGGCGCTTGAACGCCGCGATTCGGGTGGTACCAGATCGTCCGGCGAAAAGTTGACGCTCCGGGAAGCCGCCGCGCTTGCCGGAATCTCACCCGCCGGAATGTTCAAACGAGTACGAAAGCACGGATGGGCGGCTGCAATGGCGATGAGCGATTAAAGCTAAAACGAACTCTCGTTTGTTGACAATCATCTGATCGCAGAGTAAGTTTAACTGATCGAAGCTCTCACGCCTTGGGCAGTAAGGCGAAGCGACCGGAGCCGGCCCCCAAGAACCGGCGATCTTCCGCGCCATTGGCATCCAGTAATGGGTGAAACCAAGGGCGCCGCGTGACCAAAACTCAAGCGACACCCTGAACACCGAAAAGGGCCAGCCTCACCGACTGAGCTGGCCTCTTCGTAACGGCACGGCGCGATGTGAGCAAACATCCGTCGGCATGGTCTCGCGTGTGATGAAGGTCGCTTTGACAGATGACTAATACCAAAAAATCATCCCCACGGTTAAGCCGTTTGTCCAAGACTGGAACAGACGCCAACTGGAACCTCTCGCCGTGCCGCCGGTCGGTTAAAAAGCCTTGCGAGGATGGTGTAAGTAGCACGTCTCAGGGCACCACCCTGGATGCGCCGGTTCGATCCCGGCTCCCCGCTCCACTCCCCGACCCCGAGCTTTCTCTTGAATTTTGCTCCGCGAACGATCCCGTCTATTTGGATATTCGCCGCCGCCATTACGTCGTACAAAAAGGCACACACGGGCAACAAGTTCATTTCAAGGTCTGGTACAGAGGGAAGTGCGTCGGGATAATTAGCGGCGCCAGTGCCGTGTTCGCCACCGCGTCGCGAGACGCTTTCTTCAAGCTGACCAAAAATAACCGGACAAAGTGTCTCAATGGCATCATTGATAACACAGTGTTTAGGCTTGAACTTCACGAGCGCAACTTGGCGGGCAGGATCGTTTCCCTGTGGGAAAAGAGCGTCGTTTGGGTTTGGGAAAATCTTTATGAGGTCAAAGTTTTTGGGTTCGAGACCTTTATCATCCCCGAGGGGTTTACGACCGAAGAAGTGCTGGACGCGAAGCGGCGCGTGGTTCTCGTTGATGATCCGACAGGAAAGAACATGCGCAAAGGCGCCACGTACCGTGCTGTCGGTTGGTCTTGGGTGGGACAAACTTCTGGAAACACTAAAGGACACGATGGGGTCCCGCTCAAAGACGTTTTCTGTAAGTGGGCTCCGGGCTTTTCGGCTCCGGTAGAGAGCAAATATGCTTCATCGTGGAAGGCTAACACCCGCGAAGGGACCGATGAAATGAAAGCCCTAGCTAAGTGGCGCTCCGATTTTCGGCGCACGTTGCTAGGCACTAGATTTTACCGAGACGGAAAGGTGCTCATCCATGAAAACATCTCCCAGACAACTCTCAGGCGGATCGAGTGGAATGCACCCGGAACGCCGAGAAAAATTAGAAGCAGTAAAATGCGACCACCTAGCGGCACATCCCCTGAGCGAGAAAATTTACGGGAAACCGAAGCCGTCTAAGGAGTTCCTTGACAGCATCGCGGAGCACGGTCTGCTACAGCCTATTATCGTCAATGACTATCAGGGGCGTCAGCATGTACTAGCTGGAAACACGCGAGCCGTCGCGTGGCGAATGCTGTGGGAACGAGGGCGTATCCAATCGAGTTGGATTCCTTGCCGCATCGTACACTTTTCCCCGCTAGAGGCGGAGCGCCTCATTATCGAGAGCAACCGCCAACGCGAAAAGACGAAGGGGCAAAAGGCGAGGGAGACAAGGGAACTAGCGCGGATCGAAACGGCTCTCGCCAAAGAGCGCATGACCCTAGGCGTCAAGAGCGCCTTGGGTAAGGGTAAGGCAACGGAAATCGTTGCACGCGAAACGCACCAGAGCAACCGGACCGTCGAAAAGCAAATCGCTATTGTGGAAAGCGCAGAGACGGGCAACGCAACCGCGCTGAGAGTCCTAGCAGAGTTGGACGAAAACAAAACCAGCGTGAGCGCCGCCTACCGCGAAATTACTCAGCAAAAAAGAACCTTCAACAACTCGTGGCTAGGGCAAAGAGTGGCTACTCTTGAGACACTCGCTTGGAAGCTGCCCAATGATCTTCGCGACCCGGCGAACAAAGATTTCCTGGGCGAAGCTGTCGCACGGATAGGCGCGGCGGCAGAGAGATTGACCTCAACGGCAGAGAGATTGACCTCAACGGCAGAGAGATTGACCTCAACGGCAGAGAGATTGACCTCAACGAGTGCCAATGTGCAACATACAGAGGTGCGGCATTGAGTGACCTAGCTGACGCTCTCGACCACGCCGAATTCATCGAGCGCTTGCCAGCATTGCAGCGCGAAGCTGCAACAGCGGCTAAGGCGGTAGTCGGCCGAATGACTACCTACGGCCGGTCGTATTACGACGACGAGTTCCGTCCTTGCCGCAAGACTCGATTACGAAAGGCGATGTCGAGTACGAAAGCACGGATGGGCGGCTGCAATGGCGATGAGCGATTAAAGCTAAAACGAACTCTCGTTGTTGACGATCATCTGATCGCAGAGTAAGAGTAACTGATCGAAGCTCTCACGCCTTGGGCAGTAAGGCGAAGCGACCGGAGCCGGTCCCCAAGAACCGGCGATCTTCCGCGCCATTGGTATCCAGTAATGGATGAAACCAAGGGCGCCGCGTGACCAAAACTCAAGCGACATCCTTGAAACGGTAAAGCCGCGCTGGGCGGCGCGGCTTTCCGTATGCACTCTGGTCCGGCTCGATCCCACGAAGATCGGCACGGACTGACGCAAGGAGATTTGCGCCATGTCGGATACAACACCACACCCATCGAACCCGCTCAAGCGGAAAAATCCGGACACGCTCCGCCGCTACAACGACGGCATTCTGCCGACTCCGGCGACCATCAAACATGATCGCCTAGCTGAGGCATACCGTCGTGGCGCGGTCGATGCGCTGCGCGCGGTGATATTGGCCGCTCAAGCGGCGCTCGCCAAGCGGGAGGGCGGCCGATGAGTGCAACAGCGGAAAAAATCAACGCCGAAATCATGCACGCGGCCGGACGACTGCGCGCTGGTATGCCCGAACTCGAATACATGCGCCGAGCCAAAGAGGCTTTGCGCGGCCGTAAGTTCAACAACGTCCCGCCCGCTGAGCAAGCCGACGTTCTATTTAGGACGCGGCTGGCGCTTGCCTCCTACTTAGTCGGGACGTTCGGCTCGATCTTCCCACTACAGCCTGAACTAAAAGAACCTTGGACGCCGCACGCGCATCTGGACGCCAGCGCCGATCCGGCGAAGGTAGCAGAGTGGGTCCGTGAAAAACCGAACTGCAATTGGGGCCGACCGCAGAGCGCGATTGATGTCGATACTGAGAAAGCGCACAACAAGGATGGTCTCGGCAACTGGAAAGCGATACTCGCCGAGTTCAACGGCGGCACCGAGCCGCAGACGCGGCGTGTTAGGACGCCGACTGGCGGATTGCACTATCACGTCCGCGCCCTGCTGCCGAAATGCGATCTGCGGCCGGGCGTCGAAATTCCGAATTACGTTGTCCTGCCCGGCTCACACGTTACCGCCAACGGCAAGAGCGTGAAGGCGACCGGCTTCTACAAGGACGAAAACAATCTGCCGATCATCGACCTGCCGTTTATCAGCAAGATCATTTCGGCGACATCGACTGCGAACGATAATGAGCGCGGCGACAATCAACCGCCAGCATCCGACATCGACACTGACGCCGCGATTGAACGGGCAACCGCAATGTTGAAGGGCTACGCCACAAGCCCGGTGAAGCGCAGCAAGTCGGGCGTGCAATACATGGGACCGGCGATCCAGGGCGATCACGGCGACATCTGGACGGTCCAGGTTGCCAATGAAGTCGGCGACCTTGGCATATCGTGCGAACTGTGTTTCGAGTTGATGCGCGACCACTTCAATGATGCGTGTATTCCACCGTGGTCGCTCGACGGTCAGCAAAGCCTCCGCACGAAAGTTGAGAGCGCATACAAGTCGCGGCAGTCACCGCTCGGATCGAAGTCGGCACAGGCTGATTTTGAGAATGATGGCGACGACGACGCGGACGCCGAAATGGTGGAGCGTCTCAAGCGGACTGCCGAGCGGCGCAAGCGTCGCGAACAGCAAGCCGAGCCTGAGACAGTGGAAAGCTTACTCGCCGGATGGTGCTACATCGGACAACAGAAGCGATGGGTCCGTAAGCGCGACGGGATGTTGTGGGAGACTGTCGCATTCAATGACTATTTCTCTAATGTGTATTGCCTGGACAAGCCCAACGGAATGAGCATTGGGAAATATCTCATTTCACGCGAACACGGTCATCACTTCGCGGCACAGAAGTTCGATACGTTCTGCTACATGCCCGGCAAAGGCGAGAACGTCGGCGGCGCTTATAATCAGTATGTGCCGTCTGCGATTGTTCCTCTTGAAGGCGACACGACGATTTGGGATGAACACCTGAAATATCTGTTCCCGGTCGAGTCCGTTCGCAAGGTTGTGCTCGACTGGCTCGCCTGGGTTCTGCAACATCTCGACAAGAAGCCCAAACACGCACTGTTCATCCTTGGTCGGACTCAAGGCACCGGCAAGTCTTTTGTCGGTGACGTGTTCGCCGAACTGATCGGGGAGCACAACCGCGCGCCGGTCGATCAATCGACTTTCGAGACGCCGCACAATGGGTGGCAGATGCGAACCAAGGTCGTCACCTGCGAGGAGGTTCGGTCGCTGTCGGCGCAGGCGATGCGCAAGCTGCACGGCTGGATCACGCAAGGACGACTTCACATCAACGAAAAGAACATGCCGCAAGTCATTATCCCGGACGTACTGGCGTATATCTTCTTTAGCAACAAGCTCGACGCGATTGCGCTCGACGACACTGATCGGCGCTATGCCGTCGCCGAGACCAACGTGAAGCCGAAGGACAAGGCATATTACTGCCAGCTGTACGACCTGCTCGACGACCCGGCCGCGCTCGCGGCCATCAAGCACCAACTGTTGAACCGGAAGCTTGGCGACTACACCGCAGCCGGGGCTGCGCCGTTCACTGATGCCAAGGCTGCGATGATCGAGGAGGGCGCCAGCGACTTGCAATCCTTCATGGTCAGTCAACAGGCGACGCCGCCGTTCAACTATAGCTTGGTGACACTCACCGAAATCATCGACGCTATCCCGAAGCAGTATTGGCCACGCGGCGGCAAGCTGCTGTCGCCGGTCAAGGACGTGCTGCGGCGCCGATACAGCGGCATCGCGCTCCCCAATGCGATCCAGACCGGCGAGCGCAAGAGCGAACAGAATCGAGTGTGGGCTATCGGCCCGAAGGCGGCGGCGACCGCAAAGCTCCCCTGGTCGGAACTGTCGGCACTCTATCAAGCGGAACATAAGCAGGGCGCGAAGGCGGCCAACGCCGAGGCGGCGGACGACTTCGGGGTTTGACGGCTCGCGTCCGACAAAAGTTCTGTGGGAAAAGGTGTTCAACAACGACGGGCTTTTTGCGCATTTCCGACAGTCCGACACTACACGTTCCCGATTGCTACTGCGGCGCTCCGTATAAATCCCTCTTTTTTAGTGTCGGAGTGTCGGAAAAGAGTATTTAGAGCAACAGACATGCGGGTTTCTCGTCCGACACTATTTGTTTGACGTTCTGTCGGACTTAGTGTCGGAGTGTCGGACGCAAGCCTGGCCTTTGAAAGCGGTCCTAGCGACCCCCAAATCGGTCCGAAACGAGGGCGCCGCCGCTATTCGTTAACCATCAAATTCCGCCCAAAATTCACCCCTCTCAGCCTGATTTTCCCGCAGCGATTCCGACGCCGCTCCCCTCCAGGAGGGGAAGCGCGCATTGAAATCACGACGCCGCTCCCCTCCAGGAGGGGAAGCGCGCATTGAAATCACACGCGAATTCGTGCGACTGCCGCTAAAATGTCGCTAATCTGGCCTGGACGGAGGGTGATAAGGACCGGTCCCACTTCCGACCCGGCACGGCTCCCACCCCTCCATCCCTCAGCGACCTACGGGGTGCTCAGACGGGTCGCTCGACCATGGCAAAACGTTGTGTGCAAATCTGTGCTCGCTCGGTTAGTCGGAACTTCCCGAAGGGCAACCCTCGGACAGAACCAGACCCGGCAAAATTCGAGAGACCGATTTATTTCGCGAAAAAGAACTGACTAAAAAGAACTCCGGTAGTCGCGCACGCCGAGTCCGATGCAGAGCGACCCTCCGGTTGCTTTCAGCGTCCTGATCTGCTAAACGGACAGCATCCCCTCTCAAAGCATGTAATCGGTTGCAGCGCGCCCTCCTGTTTTCGTTCCAGGCGCGTCGGCCCACAATCGAGCGGGGAGCCTCATGGGTAAGCGTAAGACAGCGGACGAGCGCCAGGACCTGCAGCGCCAGCTACTGGACCGCCTGGTCTTGAAACCGAGCCTCAAGGCCGCCGCGCGCGAGTTGGGCCTCAACCCGACCACGCCGTTCCGTTGGATTCGCGAAAGCATGGCCGACCCGGAAACCAAGCTGACGTGGATGGGCCAATCCTTGACCTTCGCGGACGCGGTCGCAGTCGCCCGCAAGATGTCCATCGTAGCCTTCGAGCACGAAGCCCGGTCGCTCGGGATGACCGGCCACGAAACCAAGCTCTGGCACGACGGCCGCCCGGTGTACGTCCGCGACCCTCAGGTCGAAGCCGACGCGCTCACCCTGACGGACGACGAATGGATGACGTTCTACGGCAACCGCGACCGCAGCGACACGTTTATGCGCGACGATAAAGGGCAGCTAGTTCAGGCCACAACGACAACCGCTCCCAACGCCCAGCTAGTCGCCAAGCTCCTCTCCAGCATCGTGCCCGGCTACCAAGATCGCACCGAAGTGGATGTCCACCATTCCGGATCGGTTTGGATCGAGGGCCAAGCCGATGCACCGAAAGCACTGCCAGCGCCGTCAGCAGACTTCGCCGCCACCTTTGGCCTCACCGCGCGACCGGACGAAGCGAAGCAGCGGCCGACGAACGTGTTGGCTGTTCCGAGACCTTGTGTCGATAGCGCCGAGTTCGACTCCAAGTACCGAAAAAAGTTGCTGAGAGAAGTCGTGCTGTTCAGAGACCAAGCCGGGAAACTTTTGGCGCCGCTGCCTGATGATGTTCTGGTTGCGGGTTCGGTTCAAGCACGGGCTTTCGAGGATGCGGGTCTCGTCAAACCCGAACAGTTGGTTCACCCGACAACGTTGATCGATGAGGGCTACCAAAACGATTGGCTGCTCGCGCTCGCGCCCGGCTACAAGCCGAAGTTCACACCGCCTTCAATCGAGGAGCGCGTCACAGTCGCCCAACAAGCGGCGGCCAAGGTCGCCGAGAAGCTGGCGGAGAAGCCGGGCATGGCGAGCGCACGCGCCGACAGTGAACGGTTGGGGAGAGGAACACCACCTCCAGGCGGCAGAAGGGTGCAACTCTAATGAGCGTACCGAAGAACCGACTTTCACTCAAGGAATGGCAAGCGGCACTCGACGCCGAGCGCGCGAAGGGACTTCGCCGTGGCAGTACGCTGCCAAAACCGGCGCCGCGCTCCATGGAGAAAATCACCACGCCGCTCAGCAAAGAACCGCATTACACGCGCAATCAAGGATCGCTGACTGCGGAACAGGACTCTACCTGTTTCGACGAGCTTAGATATAGTCAATCTGCTGGCGGCGTGTTCGCGACCTTCAGCAAGGACGGTTCGCAATATTTCTACCCGATGTCGCGAGCCGATGCGCAGGAATGGTTCGACGACGACCTTGGCCGCTTCTTCAATGCGTTTATCAGATAGGGGAGAAACCAAAAATGACGCTGATCGACAAACTACTGTATCCATTGCCGGGAACGCCGGAAGACGACGCCTGGTCGGCGCCGTGCCTCGCCATGGACAATCTCGTTCGTGCCGCCGCGCATTACGGGCTGAGGGCCGCCGAGCTTGAGCGAAAGCGGCAGGCTTGCATCGACGCCGCCAACGCAATCGCCAGGGACGGCGGCTATGGGCCGCTTGTCATTTCAATCGAGCAGCGGGTCAGGGATTGGGAGCGGCGCACCGACGAGGATATGCACAAGCCCTCTGGGCATGTGCTTAGACTGGAAAGACCCGCCTGATGTTCATCGATACCTTCCGCCAGGACAGCAATGGTGCGTTTCTCCCTTTTGTGAGGGATGAAGATCGTCGGTTGCAGCAAGTTATCGCAGCGCCGCAGCCCGGCCCGAGCTACTGGTACATGAAAGCTCCAGAGAAAGAACTCGGGCTGACCGGCAATAGAGGAGGGGGCAAGACCCACACAATGGTCTTGCGGCTGCTGTCCGGCGTCGGCAGAGGATGGGGTTCGCACTATAACTGTGTGTTGCTGCGCAGTTCACTTCGCGAAATGACCGACCTAGTGACCATGGTCAACGGGATCGTGCAGCCGATCTGGGGCAAGTCGGTCGCGTTCAACAAACTGGCGCACGTCTGGGAGTGGAAATCGGGCGAGCGGCTTGAGCTTAACTACTATATCGATGATAGTTCGTTTGACCTGTACCAGGGTAAATCATTCGCTTGCATCGCGTTCGAAGAACTTTCTTTGCAGAAAAATCTCGACGGCTATTTGAAGATGTTCTCGTCGTTGCGCAGTGCGCTTCCCGAAAGCATTATGCCCCGGCACATGTTGTTCACCGCCAATCCGGGCGGCGACAGTCATAACGCAATCGCGCATCGCTTCCAACTGAGTGGTATTCCGCCCGCTGTCGGGCCGTGCATCGTTGACGCGAACGGCGAGAGCCGCAGGTGCATCAACATTTCGTATGACGATAACAGCCTTCTGAAACGCACCCAGCCCGGCTATATGCTTCAAATCGAAACTTCGTGCGCCGGAGATGCACCAAGGCTGCAATCGTGGAAGTATGGAAATTGGTCCATCGTCGCGGGTGGTGGACTCGATGACATCTTCTTCAACTATGGCAATACCATCTTTATCGAACCGCTGCTTGAGATACCGGCCGAAGGCCAGTTGTTCATGAGTTATGATCACGGCTCGACACACCCTTACGCGGTTTGTTTTTGGTGGTGCTCGAATGGCTGTGACGTGAAGCTCAAGAGCGGCCGTATACAGCGGACGCGGCCTGGTGATCTATTCATGATTGGCGAAGTGTACGGATGGAACGGCGAGCCGAACAAAGGCACGCACGAGTCCATTGCCGAGATTGTCGTCAAAATCCAACAATACAAAATCAATCGCGGTTGGCGCTATCGCGACCCGGCGTCGGGCAAGTGGATAGACATCTTCAAACGCGGCTTCGCCGACAGCGCCATCGGCCAGGAGATGAACGAGTTCAGCGTCGCGGACGAATTCAAGCGGCCGGTCATGATCAACGGCGAGAAGCATCCGGGAATTTCCTGGGAAGAAGTTGTCAAGGCGCCGGGCAGTCGCGTGACAGGATTTCAGTTATTGCGCGAACGGCTAATCGCCACATCCCCGCGACCCGAAAGCAAGATACGCGAGGCGCCGGGCATCTTCATCGTGAAGGATGATTGCCCAAACACGGCGCGCACATTGCCGACCCTGCCACGCAATCCGAAGCACCTTGATGACATAAATCCCGACTCAGAATCACACATTTACGATGCGATTCGCTATGCGCTGCAAGCTGATCGTTCGCCTCGTATCAGCACACACCGGAGGTATTACGCATGACAGAAGCAGTATCGCCAATCGATAAACTGATAATTTCGGGACCCGGTCGAAAAATCTAGGGTGCGATGTAAAAACACCGGTTGGGGTGCGCGCAACTCGTTGCAGCCCCAAAGAAAAAACCCCGGCGGTATGTCCGCAACCGACCTATAACGAGTCGTTTACGGACGTGGGCGCATATTGCTTTGATGGCAGCGCCCCAATTCCAAGTTACGGTACGCGCTCGCAGCACACCAGGCCGGCACGTACACGTATAGGATCACTAGGTCTGATAATCCGACTTGGTTCGTCGAAGAGAGCGCCAATTCATATCCAGCACCCGAGGCTGCTTTGGCGGCAGGGCACGAACGGGCGGAACAATTGAAACACGGCTGAATAGCCGGGCGGGCGCGTTCGTGTGGCAAGCTCTTAAACTGCCGATTGGGTGGGATGATGTTTACGCCGACATATCTTCCGCCTTTGGAGGCGTTACCGCCTGTTGAGGGTTTCTGGAAGAACTGCGTTCGTTCTTTCACTAGCCTGCAGTCTGAGAACAGGCGGCGATATCGAAGTAATATGGAGCAATGTGTAGCCCTTCAACGCAAGGCTGTCGCCGTTGTGCTCGAAGAGCACGCTCGTTTACACCCCACGCTGGCGCTGAGCGTTGATGAATTACGCGCAGTTTCCTCCACACAATTCGAGGACGAGATAGCGCGAATGTTCACACGCCTCGGTTATGAAGTTAAGCAGACATCCTACTCGAATGATGGTGGTCGGGATGCTATCATGATCAAGGATGGCAATAAATATCTGGTAGAGTGTAAACGTTACGCAAAGGGTGGTCTTTCTGGCCGTCCTGCTTTGCAGAAGTTTCATTCGGCTATCATGACCGATAACGCAACGTCCGGGTTTTTCGTGACCACAGGTGGTTTTTCAGACCCGGCAGTTAAATTTGCGACTGAAAATAAAATTGAGTTGATTGATGCGGCTACTCTTGTACGTCTCATGCTTGAGAGCAGGAGCAATTCAGCTGCTGCGAATAGTGCGGAGTATAGTTCCGCGTGCCACTTCTGTGGGGATACAGTTAGTCATAATTTGCGAGCGCCGCATTCTGTAACATGCCAAAATGGTCACGAAGTAAAACCCTCTCTGGATATCGAGACAGTTCTAAAGCCGCACCACCCATGGGACATGAATGGAACGCATTATATGATTGAGGAGGGTCGCTCGCGTAGTCGGACGAGCGTGGCGAGAACTCAAGCTAGGGCTGTGCTTGCTTCTCACGGTTGGGGGAAGGATGTGCTTCGTTCTCTTGGCTTTAAGCCACCCTATTGGGAACAAGACATGCAAGAGGCGTGGCAAGAGGCGCGGCGAAATTCGGGAAGATGAACGGCCATGGCCGAACTGCGCCTACCAGTGAGAGACAAGGCAACAAAGCCTACCCGTGATTGGTTGAAGCTGCGAGGCTTGAAGCTAGTTGAAGTCAGACACTACGCCGTCGTTCGCGAGGATGACGGCCCGGAGCTTTGTAGCGGCACCTTGGATGATGTTGGCATATGGATCGCCCGTCAGATGCGTGAGGTTTAACGCGCCACTCTAGAGTGGAGGCCCTGTATCATGGCTTCTCTTTTCAGCTCACTCGTTCGCTATGTTGCCACCATGTCGGAGACAGAGCGGTTGCCCGAATGGGATGAAGGGTTGCGGCGTTATCACAGGCAAACCATGTTGATTGCCGAGTTCGCCGAATTTCTCCTTAGTATCGACACCGCCGACAAGGCGCGTCGCGACGACTTACTACACCGGGCCGCAGCCGAGCTTGATTCAGATGCCTTCTTTTTCTGGCCCGAGGACGAGGGTAAGGGCAAACTTCGGGTGCTTGCCGATGGTGAAACTCGTTGGACGGGTCGTCGCATCGTCGTGGAGGATTCGGCGGCGAATCTCCGATCTCTGCTGGAAAGCGCCATCCGCCATGTGCGCGATAATGACCCCGCCACCCAGGAGGCGCGACGGAAAGCGGAGCAACGTACGCAGCAACGTGCAAAGGTGCAGGAGGAAATGGAAGCAAGGAAAGCCGCCATGCGGGCCGTCGGATGGTTCACCGACGAATGTCCTGGAGGTCCTCCTTCAGGTGCAGGACTTGGTAGCTGGGATGGTAAGCCCCCGACCGCTCAACAGTGCGCTGAGGCAAGAGCGGCAAAGGCAAGAGAACTTAATCCGTCCTAGCTAGGAGCTTCTATGCATCCGGTTGAAAACGCCAGATCGCAGTTCAAAGCTGCCGCCGGAGAGGCTGCCGGGGTAGAATTATCGATGCGTATGCTTGCCGACAAAGTGCCTGAATTGCGCACGTTTGCGCACAAAAAATTCGAAGACATTGAGGACGAGATTATCAAGCATTTCGGCGATCTCCTTTCCGACGATGACAAAAAGACCCTTTCCGCTTCGCGAGTGCTCAGAAACAAAATTCTTCATTGTGACTTCGAAGCCGCGAGGAACAAGCTTGACGAATTGGGGTTGTCGCCAGAACGCGGCGTTGTACGGAGGGGCACAATTTCCACTTCAATGTCTGCCGAGGAAATCCAGCAAACAGTTCGTGCGCTTGCCGAAGGCCGTAGCGGAGAATTAGTGTCAGACACCCCGGGCCGTGCGCCTGCGAATCTATTTGGCTGGATGATGGAATTGGCGGCTGGCAATGGCTTCGTGTTGTCACTCAACGCCTTTAACAATGCGGGCACGATAATCGAACGCTTGCTAAACGCGGCTGACTGCATGCCGAAACGTTCGGCTTAA